TTCATCTGGGACCCAGACAGCAAATCTTAAATCTTTGTCTGGGGTTACAACTTTTGTACTTGATGAAGCTGAGGAATTGGTTGATGAGGATGTATTTGATAAGATTGACTTATCTGTCCGTAATTCATCAAAGCAGAACAGGGTAATTCTTATTTTGAATCCTACTACTAAAGAGCATTTTATTTATTCCAGATTCTTTGAGCAAAAAGGAGTGGAGGCTGGGGCCACATTATCCAAAGGGGATACTACTTATATCCATACTACCTACGAAGATAATAGGGAATATTTATCTGAATCTTTTCTTAATCAGATTGAAGCATTAAAGGAAAATAATAGAAAAAAATTCGAGCATACAATTCTGGGGGGATGGCTTGATAAAGCAGAAGGGGTCGTATTTACTAACTGGAGATTCGGGCCATTTAATCCGGATAATTTACAAGTATCTTTTGGACAGGATTACGGTTTCAGCATTGACCCTACAACATTGGTAGAGGTTGCCATTGATAAGAAAGGCAGGAAGCTGTATGTAAAAGAGCATTTATATAAACCAAAGCTTTCTACTTCTGATATTGCGGTGATTAATTCGCAAATTTGCGGTAAAAATTTAATTGTTGCAGATAGTGCAGAGCCAAGACTTATAGATGAGTTGAAGCACAGGGGTTGTAATATTGTTAAGGTAGATAAGCCAGCTGGTTCAATTAATGATGGCTTAGCTATGATGCTTGACTATGAAATTATAGTTGAAGCTAACTCTGCCAACATAGCAAAAGAGTTTAATAATTACATTTATTCTGATAAGAAATCTGGCTTAGTAATTGATAATTTCAATCATGCTATTGATGCTATCAGATATAATGTTTATTATAACCTGTCAAATCCAAGCAAAGGCAAGTATTATATTCATTAAGAGCAATAACACAAAAAAATTGTTTATATTTTATTATGGAATTAGAAATCAGCATCCCAAGTGATTTAAATGAAATAACGCTAAGCCAATATCAGAAATTCATAGAAGTAACTAAGAATGAAGATAATGACAACAGCTTTATACAGCATAAACTGGTACAGATTTTTTGCAATGTAGAGCTTGAGTATGTGGCCAAAATGAAGCAGAAAGATATTAATGAAATTGTTGAATCAATAAATTCAATGTTCAAAAATATACCAAGCTTACAGATGAGATTTACTCTTTCAGATATTGAGTTTGGATTCATTCCTATTCTTGATGACATGAGTGCAGGGGAGTATATGGATTTGGATGGATATATGAATGATTGGGGAACAATGCACAAAGCTATGGCTGTGTTATTTAGACCAATTACGAATAAGTTTAAAAAAATGTATTCAATAGAGGAATACAATGGTAGTGAGAAATATTGTGAGCTAATGAAAAGCATGCCAGTAGGAGTTGCTTTATCGGCACATGTTTTTTTTTTCACTTTAGGAAACGAATTACTGAGAAGTATGAACCATTATTTACTTCAAGCGGAGGAAATGATTATTCAGAAGAATCACAATTTGGGAGACAATGGGGTTGGTATCAATCAATTTATGCACTTGCACAGGGAGATGTCAGAAGATTTGATGAAGTTACCAAGCTACCAATTAATCAGTGTTTGACATTCTTAATGTTTGAAAAGCAGAAGAATGAATTAGAGGTTAAAATTATTAAAAGACAAAGCTAATGGATGGGTTTTATTATGTAATTAGTAAGCTTAGGGATTACATGCAAAATGACTTAGGCATTAAAACATTTACCAATGGAAACATTGATAAGGTTGGAAATGCAAAGCAAAGCATTTATCCATATGCTCATATTATGGTAAATAATGTAAGCCCAGCATCACCAAGCTCAAGCTTCAATATTTCCATAATTCTTATGGATATTGTTGACATCTCAAAAATGTCCAATGATGATATTTTTGAGGGCAATGACAATGAGCTTGATGTGCTTAATACTGTACTCGTATATTGCATGAGACTAACTGAGAATTTGAGAAGAGGAAGCCTTTGGGATGACATGCTAAGAATTGATTCAGAATCTGTTTCTTGTGAGCCTTTTGTTGATAGATTTGAAGATAAAGTTGCTGGTTGGGTTATTACTTTTGATTTGAATGTGCCTAATGAAATGACAATCTGCGATGGACAAGAAAAATGCTAATTTAGTTATTGATAAATTCCGGGCTTATGTTATTCAACAGGCTAAGAGCAATCTAACTAAAGGCAAAAAAAATAATAACAAAAGCTTATACAATAGTTTAAGCAGCGTAATTGAAAAGGATAAATCTACAGGATATACAATTGTTGGCTTTCAGATGATGGATTACGGCCAATTTGTTGACCAAGGGGTAAAGGGAGCATTCCCAAACTTAGTAAAAAACGGAGTACAAAAGGCTCCTAATTCACCTTTTAAATTTAAAAACAAAAGACCACCGGTAAGAGATTTGATTACTTGGGCAAAAGAAAGAGGGATTAAACTTAGAGATAAAGATGGCAGATTTGCTAAGGGTGGATATGAGACACTTGGATTCTTATTATCAAGAAGTATTTATGCTCAAGGTATTAAGCCAACTTTGTTTTTTACTAAGCCATTTGAGGCTGCATTAAAGAAATTCATTACAACTGACCTAATAAATGCTTTGGGTGAAGATGTTGATACTATTGTAGATTATAACATAAAGAAGATAAAATGATTATTTACACGAGGTCCCCTTATTTTATCACTGTAAATGAGACAGGTCAAGTAGGCTCTAAGGTTGAGCTTTACATTTGGAATGAGCCAAACAATGAGCCAAGCTCTCCAACATATACATTAGCAAAGCCAATAGCATCATCAACTCAAAAGAGAAACGATTACAATATTTCACCATTTATTAAGGAGTTTATAGAATGTGTTTCTCCGATATACACAAATGAAAAGATGTTTGCTAAGGTTAAGGTCATAAGATACAAAGAGACTTCTTATGGTACTTATTCTGCCCTTGATACAACTACTTATATTGGAGTAAATGGATTTACTCAGTACAGAGAAGGTGTAAATAAAACAGATGCATCCAATGATTTTATGGTGCTGGGAGATAGCAGCATAACATATACACATCCTATTGGATTAATTCCTTTTGTTAATGTTGCATTGAATACTACGCTTGGCGATAAAGTAGAGGTAACTCATACAAATTTAGCAGGTGGTTCAAGCTCAACAACAACTATTTTAGCTACTACAGATGCAACTGGATTATACTTTAGGTCATTTGGATTAACTACTTCAAGCTCAAACTATGCAAATGGTGCCATTGCTACTGTGAAATACTACAAGCAAGGCACTTTAAATACGACTAAGGTATTTAAATCAATTCCGGTATGTGAGCCAAAATATACTCCACAAGTTATTGCATTTGTAAACAGATTTGGAGGATGGCAATACTTGACTTTCTTTAAGGTAAGAAAGGATTCTATGGTTGTTTCTTCTGAATCTTACAAAGTGATGAATGAAGGAATTTCATATGTGCCACAGCAGCCACAGTATAAATCATACAACATTAATAGCAAGGAATCTGTTAAGCTGAATACTGGATGGGTAGATGAGAATTATTCTACTGTAATTAAGGATTTGCTTTTATCTGATACTGTATTGGTAGAAGGCATTTGTGCAGATGTAAAAACAAGCTCTGTAGATTTTAAAACTTCTATAAATGATAAGAATATCAATTATGAGATTGAATTTGAGTATGCTTATGATGTTTTAAATAATGCAATATAATGGTAGTAATTGGCTTATACATTTACGATGATAATAATGTAGCTCATAGAATTGATTTATTCCCAGATGAGAATATTTCAGTAAATAGCTCTATTCAAAATATTAATGACATTGGTAAAGTCTTTACTGATTTTAGCCAATCATTTACAGTTCCGGCAAGCAGAAGAAACAATGCAATCTTTAGGCATTGGTATGAATCTATTGTAGTTGATGGCTTTGATGCAAGGACCAGAAAGAAGGCTTATATTGAGCTTGATACTATTCCTTTCCGAGTTGGTAAAATACAGATTGAGAAGGCTAAGATTACTAATGGTGTACCAGATAATTACACTATTACTTTTTTTGGAAATCTAATTTCATTAAAGGATTTATTTGGTGAAAGAAAATTAAGAGAGCTTGATTTTTCATCTTTTGATTTTGAATATAGCGGTACAGTTGTAAAGTCAAGAATTACCGGTGGAGTTACTAACAGTATAAAATTCCCTTTAATAAGCTCAAACAATATTTGGCAAAAAGGAGGTGGTGGTGCTGCTCAGTCAAATTGGGATATCAATAATACAGATACTCCTATTTATCATACTGATTTATTCCCAGCTATTAGAGTATCCAGTATATTTGATACAATAGCATCAAATTATGGTATTACATTCAATGAGTCAGTTGTAGATTCATTCTTAGATAATGATAAATTTAAGAATGCATTTTTGTGGCTAAAGAATTCTGAAAAATTTGAGCTTAAGCTTAGACCAACTAAGATAAATTTCACAACTTCAAGCTCTACAACTGGGTCAACTGGGTTATTTGTATTATCTCCTGCCGGTAGCTATTTGAATTTTACTTTACCTACTGGCACAAATTATGTCTCTCAAAGTCATATTAATATTACATTCACTTCATCTGGGGTGCCATTCACCTTTTATATTTATAAGGATGGAGTAGAATTAAGTAAACAGTCATATGTTACTCAGACTTCTGCAATGTATTTGGAATGCCCTCTTGATATTAGTGGGAAATACACTTTTTTAATAAGTGCAAATTCAGCAGTAACATATACTTCTCAATATTATTTTGAGATTGGCAACAATGATGCTGGCTATGTCAAATTGGTTGACTTGACTGTTAACCAGCCAACAGGTCAGACAAACTCATTAGTATTAAGTATTTCTGATTACATGCCAGACTTGAAGGTTCAAGACTTTTTCTCTGGTATTTTGAAGATGTTTAATTTAACTTGCTATTCTGAGAAGGATGATG